CTCTAGGTATGCCTCTATTAAATATGCATCATTAAACTCACCAACTACCTCCTCATTAAAAACACCATCAGTTTGCATGATCTCTCTAGGGCAATAGAGAATATCCATCCCAAACATTTTAAGATGTTCTTCTACTAAGTTCTGCAATAGAAACTGTTCGTTCCTAGTACCATGTGTAAAGAAAGTGGTTCTTGCCATTAGCCAATCATATCCATTGGTGGAGTTTCATATACTGAAAGCATTTCGTCTTCCAGTTTTGCTACCTTTTCTTTTCCCTCGTTGTATATAAACTCTCCGTTCATTGTAATTCCACCTGGCAACTGTGCTCCTTGGAACTTAATTAAGTTAGCACCCCACTGTCTTTGAATCAATGCAGATACATATCTCTTCATCCAAAGATCATTGTACACTGCTGTGTCCGCAGTAGGATCTATAGCACGATAACATTCTAAAACTAAAAAGTCATCTACTCTAACATCAGTCTTCCAATCTAGATCTAAGTATAGTTTATTTCCTCTTAGTTGAAATCTTGTTTGTTTCTGTCCCTCTAGCAAATAGTATATGTCTTCCAATCTACGGTTAACCATTTCGTAGGTTAAGATTTCTGTGTTAGTTAGATCCCATAGATCATTTAATCTCCACTGGTATCTGACATCAAATAAGTTAGTTACGTTCTTAGATACAAATGGGAATACCTTGATGACACTAGTAACATACTCAGGCATTGTCACAAAATTATTCTGCTCTAGGTAATCTACTGACAAAGCATTTGATGTACCAGATGCAATAGTTGTAGTAGTATCAGTGACCATGTTATCACGCATGGCTTCACTCCACTTAATTTTTACGTGGGTTCTAATATATCCATCACTGTTTCTTTCATTATAAAATTGGATAGCATCATCTACTAGATCATCTATCTGATCATCATCTATGTTTATTTCAAGAACAGGAGCACCATTCTGACGTAGTGCGTAATCTATAAGTCCTTGTCTTGTTGAAGCTTTAGCCATGTTAAACAGGATTGACGTTGAATCTTATTCTTACATAATATGTAGTATTAGCACTAAGGTTAACAGCACCAGGTAAAGTATAAGATGTTAAGTTTGTTGAGTTACCAAGAGATTGGTGAACGATTGTTGCGAATGTATTTACAGGAGCGAACTGCCAATCACTAGATGAATGTTGATAACCACTCTTCATTGCAATAGGATCTACATTAATTGTTGGATTAAATGCAGGTGTAATTGTTTGAATATCTGGTTGGTCAACAAGTGGGGTAGAGAAATTAACTGCTGCTGTATACGCACTCTCCAAATCTGCATTGTCTTTAAACTTGACCTGTACTGAATATGCAGTGTCAAAATCTAGAGTTGCAGTAGGCACAGTAAGTGATGTTTTATTATTTTCATCACCATCTGGTAAGGAACTAGTTGTATCGTAAACAGTTACGTTATCACTAACTCTTCTTATTCTCCAGAAAGTTGCCTTGTGTGTTGAACCTGCATACTCAGATACGAATGGAGCAGTGGATATAACTGGTTGTCTTGATAGAGTTTTAGTTGTGTCTGTATCAATGAATGGAGTAACAGATGCAGGTGCTGATACAAACTCAGATTCATTAACTGTTAATGTTGCAGCAGATGATGTTACTGTGGTTGCAGCTGCGTTAGTAAGCACGCAACGGAACTGTTCAGATGGAGTAGTTGGATATGTAGTTGCAGGAGTTGTATATGTTGCTGAGTTTGCACCATTAATAGCAGTCCAATTCGCTCCACTGTCAACAGACTTCTGCCACTGATATGAGATTGTGTACTGATTGTTATGACACGTAAAACTGTCAACACTGCAAAGGTAGAAGTTATATCTGCTGCTGCTCCAACCAAAGATGCTACAACACGATAGTAGTCGTTACCATCATTAGCATATACAAGAGTTGGTGTTGTATATGTTGCACTTGTTGCTCCACCTATAGAACTGTAGTTTACACCACCATCATCAGATTTCTCCCACTGGTAAGTTGCAGCACCACTACTTGTAGATGTTGCTACTGTAAAGTTTGCAGTACCACCTTCATTAGCAGTTGTATTTGATGGTTGTGCAGTGATAGAAAATGTCCTTTCAACAGTCAACACTACTTCGTTTGTTGTTACTGGTACTGCAGCACCTATTGCATTAATAACACAACGATATCTGTCCCCGTTATCAACTGCGTATGTTGTTGCACCTGTTGTATAAGAGTTGGTTGTTGCCCCACCAATTGTTGACCAACTAACTCCATCATCAGATTTCTCCCACTGATATGTTACTGATGGTTCGTGTGATGACTGACCTTCAGCACCACCACCTCCACCACCACTAGGAGTGGCAAATGATTCAGTATCAAATGAAGATGAAGCAGCGTTACCACCGACAGGTGCCATTGTAACTCCACCTAATGTGGTAAATGTTGCAGTAGCAGTTTCATCAACTGTCTGTCCTGTAGGTTGATTTGTGACAACTACAGTTACGGTTTCAACTTGTAATGTAGCAGCATTAGAAGGTATAGTTGTTGCACCTGCACATGAAAGTAAACAACGATATTGATATTCATCTTGTGTTGTACTTAATGTCTCAGTAGTATATGTTGCACTAGTACCACCAGAACCTGTAGATACATTAGACCATGATGCTCCATTTGTAATAGATACTTGCCACTGGAATGTAATATCACCTGCGTCATTGTCAGATGTATTAGCAGCAACACCAAACGAAACTGTACCACCAACCGCACCTGTTGCATTAACTGGTTGAGAGGTTACACTAATAGTTCTCTGTAATAAAGCACGTGCAGTGCTACTAGTTGCATTAGTTGCACCAGCAACAGAGACTATGCAACGGTAGTAATCCCCATAATCATCATCGTAAGTTGTAGCTCCAGTTGTATAAGTTGTAGTAGTAGCACCACCTATAGTTGAGAAACTAATTCCATCTCCATTCTCTGATTTCTCCCACTGATAATTTAGAGATGCACCATCTAACGTACTAGCAGCAATAACAAATGATGCTGCTGCAGGTGCTATAGCATTGCTATCAACTGGTTGTGTACTTATACTAATTGTTCTGAATACTGTTAGTGTAACTGCGTTTGTGTAGGAAGGTGTAACAGCAGTGTTTGTATTCAGTTTACAACGATACTGATAAGTGTTCTTAGCAAAGTCATCATCTACAGTCAGTGTATTTGTAGTTACTCCACTATATCCACCACCATTAGAAAGAGGAGACCAACCTACTCCACCGTTAGTTGACACTTCCCATTCAAATGTGATAGTAGATCCATCAGAACTAATACCAGATACAGGACCAAAGGTAGCAGTACCACCAGAACCTGCTTCTACTGAAGCATTACTTGGTTGTCCTGTGATCGTAACAACAACACCAGTTCCTGTGGTTGTGAAATTATATGACTGTGCGTTACCTGTTATGTTCTCGGTAACAGTGAAATTAAATGATGAATCTATATAATCAGCAGTTACAGTACCACTCAATAAACCTGTTGTAGTATCTAATCCTAATCCAGATGCAGCAATACTATCTCCACTAAGAGTATATGCTTCCAAGGTTGGTTCAGACGCAAAAGTAGTACCACTCAAACCCAAGTCTATACTGACACTCTGACCATTTGTAAATGTTCCTATAGAACCTGAACCAGTTGTCCAAGTAACATTAGTATCAATATACGGGAAGAATGCTCCACGCTTTGTTGTTAGTGATGCACCAGTATCATCATATTTGAAATCAACACCACTATCTACTGGGTAGTAAACTACGTTAGTATATGTACCAGTACCTGCAGCTTCCTGTGCATCTGTTTGAGATCTTAGTGTTACTGATCTAGAAACTACACCATCAATACTTTCATGTGTTTTTGATTCTGGGTCTACAAGTGCAAGATAGTTTCCAGTACCACCACCAGTTGTGCCAGCTGTAGCATTACTTGTGTTCTGAACTGTAATAGTATTATTAACAGAACTCTCTGCCTGAATCGTTAACCATCCACTCTGTGATAATGCAGATACATCTATACCACCAACAGTAACACCGCCAGTACCACCAGGTGCAGATGAAACTGTGATAGTTCCATTCATTGCATTATGTGCAGAACACTGATAATAATATGTTCCTACTGTAT